AAAGTTCGTTTATACGATCAAGTAAGGAAAACTATTTATCTTGGTTTAGTTAAATACGTTGAAGATTTTGCAGCGAACAATGGTTATCAGATTGAATATGTCAATCAAGTTCTTCGCACTAATAATATTACTAACGAATCAATTCAGTTGTTTGCTAAAGCATTAGATCCGCATGGTCGTGGCAAACCAATTGAGATTCGTGACTATCAAATAGAAGCAGTGCAAACTGCTTTATCAAAAGAAAGAACACTACTTCTTTCACCTACCGCATCTGGTAAATCGTTTATCATCTATACAATTATGCGTTGGCATTTGCTTGCTAAGCGTAAGTGTATTATTATTGTTCCAACAACATCTCTTGTAGAACAGCTATACACTGACTTTGAAGATTACTCTTCTGCAAATGGATGGGTTACTTCAGATCACGTACAAAAATTATATTCAGGTTTTACTAAAGATATTACCAAGGATGTTTTAATTACTACTTGGCAATCAGTATACCTGCAACCTAAAACATGGTTCAAACAATTTAATGTTATCTTCGGTGATGAAGCGCATCAGTTTAAGGCTAAGTCTTTGTCAACTGTTATGGAGAAACTAACTGAGGTTCGTTATAGAGTTGGCACTACAGGAACACTGGATAACAAGAAAATTCATAAATTAGTTCTTGAGGGTATGTTCGGTCCAGTTCATAGAGTTACTACCACCAAAGCATTGATGGAATCTGAAAGACTCGCCCAACTAAATATTACATGTATTGTTTTGAAATATAATGAAGAGATTCGTAAAGGACGAAAAAACAACACTTACCAAGAAGAAATGGATTGGCTGGTATCTTGTGAATCAAGAAATAAGTTTATCCGAAACTTGGCAATAAAATCATCTGGTAATACGCTGGTACTATTTCAATACGTTGAAAAACACGGCAAAGTCCTATACGAACTTATTAAGGATAAAGTCCATGAAAACCGAAAAGTATTTTTTGTCTTCGGGGGAACTGAGACCGCTGATCGTGAATCAATTAGACATATCACAGAGGGAGAGTCAGATGCTATCATTGTTGCATCTTTTGGCACTTTCTCAACTGGCATTAATATACCTTCGCTTGAGAACATTATTTTTGCGTCTCCCTCGAAAAGTAAGATAAGAAACTTACAATCAATCGGTAGAGGTTTGCGATTAAAAGATGGCAAGACTGAATGTAAGTTGTATGATATATCTGATGATTTGCATTGGAAGTCTTGGAAGAACCATACATTAAATCATGCAGCAGAGCGTTATAAAACTTACGCTGAAGAACAATTCGAAATCAAACTTGTAGAGGTAAATCTTGATTAACGAAGAAGAACATTTCGTTGTAATTAAATTAGTATCTGGTGAACAAGTTATGGCAATCCTCGAAGATGAAACTGAGGATGGGGTAGATATTGTATTCCCGATGTTAATTCGTTTGTTCCCTATAGTTGATGGCGCAAATTCTCGTGAACATGTTACCGCAACTCCCTACTCTCAATTTGCAGATGATGCTCATCTGACTATCAGTAAACATAATATTCTTTTCTTAAAAAATTTAAACCCTGCGATGGTTCCCCATTATCTACGTCTTGTCGAACAAGAGAATGATAAAGTATTTGTTAAAAAAGATACGGAAGAGAAAACAACTTTGGGGTGGGAAGATCGTGCCGATGAAGAGACAGAGAAGAAAATGAAATTGCTGAAGTATCTTACTGAGGAGAATTCTCCTGTTACTGTCATCGAAGGTAACGATACTAAACATTAATCTATTTCATCAAACCCGACACTGTAAGTTTACCCCTGTGTCAAATAAATGTCAAATAAAATTACACTTGCAAATATGTGCAAGATAAAAATACTTTACATTATTCTTTAGATGTAGTATACTTATGAAATCGAGTGAATAAAGGGATTGACCTAGTGGCAAATTATATCAACAACGCTGACTTTCTAGCAGCAATTAAAGAATACAAATTAAAGATTAAAGAAGCTGAGGAAGCAGGTTTCCCTAAACCACAGATTCCAAATTATCTTGGTGAGTGCATTCTTAAAATTGCAACACATTTATCATACAAACCCAACTTTATTAATTACAGTTACAAAGACGATATGATTCTCGATGGTATTGAGAACTGTATTAACTACTTTGATAACTTTGATCCCGATAAGAGTAGCAACCCATTTGCTTACTTCACTCAAATTATTTACTATGCATTCTTGCGAAGAATCTCCAAAGAAAAGAAACACTCGTATATTAAAAACAAACTAATTCAAGATATGCATTTTGATTCGTTTGATATTCAAGAACATGATGAAGACGGACAGTATCACAATGCTTACATAGATTTTATGCAACAGAATAGTACCTTCGATGATTCCTTTATTGCTAAAAAGAAGTTAAAGACTAAAAAGAAAAAATCTAGTTTAGATGATTTTATTGATGGGAATGATGATGAGCCACACGGAACTACACCAATTTATTAAAGAAATTGTTCATGGATCAAAGCCATGGCAACAGATAGCAAAAAGAAAAAAATCTAAAGTATCAAAAAGAACTCTCAAGAAATGGTCTTGGGATGCTTCTGATAATATGTTTAATTTAGCCAAATTGATGAAACCAAAAATGATTGATAAAGATATTAATGCAAATCCAACGATACATGAACTGTATCAACAAGAATCAACATCTCCCGAAAATAAAATCTTTTTAGGTGTATCAGACTTTGATGATTTGATTACAGCTGAATTGTTGAAGCGTCGTTTCGATGCTGGTCAAAAAACTTTGCATAAAGAAACAACTGTTCTTTGTAACAGAGAGCGTTGGGCACACTGGGCAGAAGATAAATTCCCGAACGATCTTTACATTCAAGGTAATTCTTCGAATGGAGTTATTGTTGAAATTGGCACAAATAACTATACCAAATTTGATGTGAATAACAATACTGTCACTATTCGTGCATATGGTGATAAAGTATATGTTGATTGTATGATTATGTTGATTGAACAAAACTTTGACATTGTTACATCACACGTTGAATGGGTTTACAATGGTGATGGTTCTTCTGTTAATGTTCCACTCAATCGTGATCGTTTACCTGTTGATGAGATGTATCCATTCCTTAAAGGTGAAACACTTGGTGAATACTATGATCGCTACATGGCATCAACAGCAAATATTTTGTTATTGATTGGTCCACCTGGAACTGGTAAGACTACATTTATCCGTGGTCTGCTTGCTCATACAAATTCCTCAGCTATCGTTTCATACGATTCAGCCATTCTTGAGAAAGATGGTTTCTTTGCTCGCTTTATTGAGAGTGATGAAAACATTATGGTTCTTGAGGATAGTGATGCTTTCCTTAAATCTCGCAACGATGGTAATACCATGATGCATCGATTCCTTAACGTAGGTGATGGTCTTGTAACAACTAAAGGTAAGAAAATGATTTTCTCTACCAACTTACCTTCTATCCGTGATGTTGATTCTGCCTTGGTTCGTCCAGGACGTTGCTTTGATATCCTTACCTTTTCACCTCTCTCATTGCATGATGCGAATGTTCTTGCCAAGAAACTTAATGGTTCTGTTCCTAACATTGAGCCAGGAAAAGTTGTAGAATTTTCAATTGCTGAAATTTTTAATACACAAAACAATAAATCTAAAGAACGTAAGGTAGGATTCCTATGATTCGTGTAAGGGTAATTCTATCAGAAGGGCAGATGCTAGAAGGTGAGTTTGAAGACTTTGATGCTCTCACTTTTTGGATTATGAAGCAGTCTATTAATATTAGAACCATGGAGATTGATGTTGAAAATAGCGATAATAACCGACCAACATTTTGGAGCGAGGAATGATAGTCAAGCATTCTTAGACTATTACGAAAAATTTTATGACAATATTTTCTTTCCTACTCTGGATGATAATAACATTGAATGTGTTCTTGTCCTTGGTGATACTTTTGACAGACGAAAGTATGTAAACTTCTACGCACTTGATCGTGCAAAGAATATGTTCTTCAACAAACTTGAGGAGCGTGGTATAACTGTTCACATGTTGGCAGGTAACCATGATACTTACTTTAAGAATACTAATGATGTAAATTCTCCTGACTTATTGTTGGGAGAATATAGTAACATAAATGTTATTGATAGTCCAACAAACATAACAGTATCAGATACTGAGATCTGTATGATGCCTTGGATTTGCCCAGACAATTATGATGATAGCATTAAAACAATGGAAACTACAAAAGCTGAAATTTGCATGGGGCATTTTGAGATAGCTGGTTTCGCAATGCATAGGGGAATGGAAAGTCATGATGGTCTGGATAAAGCATTATTTCAAAAATTTGATCTTGTTTTCAGTGGTCATTATCACCATCGCAGTAATGATAAGCATATTCATTACTTGGGAAATCCGTACGAACTTACTTGGCAAGATTATAACGATCCCAGAGGATTCCACTTGTTCGATCTCAACACAAGAGAACTCGAGTTCATTCGAAATCCTTATACAATGTTCCAAAGAATCGAGTACAACGATAAAGAAGTCAATCCTATTGATTTAGATTCTATTGATTTAAAAGATATGTTTGTGAAGTTAGTTGTTGTCAATAAAACTGACTTTTATAAATTTGACAAATTTACACAAAAGTTGTATAATAAAGGTTGTCATGAAATCAAAATTATTGAAGACATGTCAGAGTTTGAAGATGGTGAGATTGGTGAAGAAATTAATCTGGAAGATACTATGAATGTTTTATCAAATTATGTTGACTCTATTGAAACAGATGTTGATAAAGAAAAGGTAAAGACCTTTATGAAATCTCTTTATACGGAAGCAATTAACATAGAGGTGGAATAATGCAACAACTAGAGATTCAATATTTCTTTCCGCTAACTGAACAGGTTCCACTTGATTTAGATTTTAAACCCTGTGAAGAACATGCTAAAAAGTTACAAGAAGAACGATGGAAAAATTCTGTATCAATTACCTCTGGTATGGGATTGATGGTTGGTTCTAATGGCACCAGCTGGACTACTATCTCTAATAATCTTGGCAACCCATCTTTTACGATTAATGTGGATGCAATGCCAATTACTATTGTGTCTAAAAAGAAACCCAACTTTATAATGAAGTTCATTTATAAGTCTATGGGTATGAAATGGAAGAGTGAATGATCGTATTTAAAAGTATAGAGTGGAAGAACTTTTTATCCACTGGAAACTCAGCAAATAAAGTATTACTAAACAAATCATCAACTACTTTAATCATTGGTAAGAATGGTGAAGGTAAAAGCACAATCTTAGATGCATTGTGCTTTGCTTTGTTTGGAAAACCATTTCGCAACATTAATAAGAATCAGTTGATTAATAGCATCAATGGAAAAAATAGTTTAACTACTTTAGAGTTTTCCATCGGTAACAAAGATTATAAAATTGTTCGTGGGATTAAACCAAACGTATTTGAAATCTGGTTAGATGGTGTTATGCTTAATCAAGATGCAGCATCTCGTGATTATCAAAAGGTTCTCGAACAACAAATCTTACGTTTAAACTATAAGACTTTTACGCAGGTAGTTATCCTTGGTTCAGCTTCCTTCGTACCTTTTATGCAGTTGTCTACTAACCAACGTAGAGATGTTATTGAAGATATTCTTGATATTAGAATTTTCTCCACAATGAATCAAATCTTGAAGGAACAAGCGCAGGGAACTAAAGATGAAATTACCAGAATCGAATCTGAAATCAATCAGGCTAAAACTCAAGTCGAAGCACAAAATACGATTATCAAAACAATTACCGAAGCAAAGACGACTGCACTCGAAAGTATCTTATCAAAAATCTCTGCAAACTCTGCTGAAATTTTATCTATGGAGGGGGAGATCGCAACGATCATTTCGGAGATCAATACTCTTAAAGCAAGCATCGATGATAAGGAAACTATTACAGAAGACCTCGATAAAGCCAAGTCAATCAAAAGTAAGTTACTCCAGAAAATCGAAACTTGCGAGAACCACTCAGAATTTTTTAACGAACATGATGTGTGTCCAAGCTGTGACCAGACTATCGCAGAAGAATACAAAGAGAAAATTGTTCAAGAACTCAATACAAAAATGTTGGACAACAACACAAAGATTGGTGAACTCGAGAGCGTACTCAATGGGCTCAATGAAAAGTTGTCAGAGATTAACAAAGTCGTTGGCAAGATTACCGAAAAGAACATTGAATTATCTACAAGAAATTCCGCAGTCTCCGTGCTCAACAAACAGATTAAAACGCTACACGATGAAGCTGAAAGCACAAAAACTGATACAGCAAATATCGATGAGGAAAAGGCTAAGTTAAAATCTTTGGCAGAATCTGCTTTACAAAAATTAACTATTAAAGCAGATCTTCAAAAAACTAAACAGTTAGAAGAAGTTGCTGCTATTCTTTTAAAAGACACAGGAATTAAAACTGCTATTATCAAAGAGTATCTTCCTGCAATGAATAAGTTAATCAACAAGTATCTGAATGCCATGGATACTTACATTCACTTTGAACTTGATGAAGCGTTTAATGAGAGGATTCGTTCTCGTCATCGTGATGAATTCACTTACGCAAGTTTCTCTGAGGGTGAGAAGATGCGTATTGACTTAGCAATCTTGTTTACTTGGCGTCAGATTGCAAAGATGAAAAACTCTGTCAATACAAACCTGCTTCTACTCGATGAGATTTTTGATTCGTCACTAGACACAGCTGGAACTGATTATTTCTTAAACCTGATGAATCAGTTTGGTGATAAATCAAACATCTTTGTTATCTCGCATAAAGGCGACCAACTATTTGATAAGTTTAGATCAGTAGTTAAGTTTGAAAAGCGAAATGACTTCTCAGTAATAGTCTAATGTGGAATTTTTAAATCAGGTACTCCCCAAACTAATCTCTATGATTTTGTCATGGCTTGACCATGGCAATCTGCGTAATCAAGTCTATGAATTGAAAGACAAGGTTGAAACCTTGGAAATTGCGTTAGACGACATCCAACGTATGAACAAAGACCCACTGATA